GACTACGTTCTGGTCTTCAGAGTAAGTCGCTGTAGATAACCAAGCAAACGCCAGAGACACCCAGTAGCTAGTAGCCGACGCAGGGTTCTGGTTAATGTTAGAGTTTTGAAGTGACTGATACTGCTGAGTGTTGTAAGTGACAACATCACCCACTGAATAAGTGATGCCTGAGTTCCACTCTACTGAGTAAAGCAGCGTCCAGTAGCCTGTAGACGTAACAGGGTTATTGTTCTGGTTACCGTTGGACAATGAGCGGTAGTAAACACCGTCCGAACCCAATACCACATCATTGGCTGAGTAAATCTTACTAGCAACCCACTCATCACCGAAGTCAGTAGCAGTCTCACCCACAGGGTCACGCACAGCTATTTGTACGTCATTGTTGTCTGTGAGGATAACCTTGGCTACTCCATCAAAGAATATATTAGGCTGACGGCCTGCCGCTGTTAATAGCACAGGATTAGTATTCGGGATGCTGTTGTTTACGTCCGCATAGGTAGTCTTAGGCGTGGTAGTGCCAGACTCATAGAAGTACAGCTTGCCTTCCGCTAATGGGTCGCCAGCATTGTCTAAGTATTGGTCGAAGTTACCGAATCGTGCCATTATTCTTCACCTGTAAAGTATTGCTCTATTTCATCAATGTTAGAGCGAGTAAAGTAGTCTGCAACGCCAGCAGCTAGTATTCTTTCTGAGGAAGCATTGGGGATAGTCTGTGTAGCTCTGCGTCCAAGCTCTTGAATTCCAGACTTAACAGTATCTGAGGCGGTATTATACCACTCCTTAAATGCTCCAGACTCTACTAGCTTCTCTGCTACACGATCCACTGGCTCACCTTCTGCGCCTCGTAATACCAAGCGCCTAAAGTTGTTATCACGCAATAGATCAGACATTTTCTGCAACGCATCACCACGGCTTGATGCGCCTAGCATTGTGTCAAATATCGCTGAGCCACCACGCGCAACAATGCCTACTGGGCCTCTGTCTCTGCCTACGATACCCATAAGACGAGATATAACGCCGCCAGATTCGTTGAAACTTTCTACAAACTCCACCAAGCGTCCATTCATAGGTTGCTTCTGGATGCTGCGCTGTAAGCTCCCTCCTAAACGAGCCACATCATCAAAGAATCTGACTTGCTCAGGATCAAGGTATTTAGTCACAAGGTTAAAGACTTTTGCATCTGACTTAACCTGTCTCCACCAGTTAGGGTAGAAAGACAAAGACATAGCAAAATCTTTATCAACATCTGCTGATCTAGCTGACTTCTGCATCATACCCTTGAGGGCTGTTACCATTGCTTGAGGTCGCAGCTCTTCAGGTATGCTGTTGATTTTATTGTTAAATGACTGAATATTACCCCTAGTAATACTGCTCAATGACTGCTCTAGTCTTGGCATGATGTCGTTAGACAAATCCCTGCCTAAAGACTGAATAGACAAGTCTTCTAGCTGCTTTCTTTGAGACACTAATGCTTTTGCCGTACCCCATATTTCATTAGCTCTAGGGCCAACAATGCCTTCTAATGCTTGGTTTTGCTGTCTAGTGATAACATCGTATAGCTGACCTAAAGACCTGACATCGGTATCAGGATAAGGATTAGAGCCACGCAAAGCTGAGGCATAATTCTCGCCTATAGTTCTACGCAAGCTATCCAAAGCGTCATAAGAAATACCTTGTGGGTCTGTAATCTTCTCTAAGACATTCCGTATTCCAGAAGGCATACTCTGGACGCTTTTGTACTTCTTCGTTAATTGGTCGGTGTACGAATTTAAGATAGGCGTTTCGACTGTCTGGAACTTGCCGCCGAATCGGTTTACCGCCTTATCTAGTGACTTATACAGAACGTCTGATTGCTCTGCTAAACTAGCAATATCGTCTTGTATGCGTCCTCTAATTACATCATCAAATGCACCACGAGAAGCTGCTGCGCCATATTCATCTAAGCGCCTTGCAACATTCTCAGATACCTGAAGAATCGCTTGAGCTTGGTCGTCTGCGAGGTCTGAACCTAAACGTGCGGTTAAACCCGCTTGTACTGCTCGGAACTGTTCATTACCTGATAAAGCACTAAGTGGAACAGATTCTTCAACACCAAGTCTTTGAGCAGTACTTACTAATGTAGGGTCTGCCTGAACCGTTTCAGCGGCTCGTGCTAAACGAGTAGGTTGAGGTTCTATAGCCGCTTCGCCAACCTCAGAGATAACCTTCTTCATACCTGTCTCAGCAGGAGTATCTGAAGACATAGCTTGTCTTGCTGCTCTGTATCCTGCTGGAATAAGATCAGCCGCTCCAGTAGTTAATGTCTCTAAAGCAATATCAGCAGGGTTAAATTCCCCTCCCATTAATTCTTGCCCACTTTGTACCGCAGTCTGTAATCCTCCAGCGGTTAAAGCTCTATTTAATATTGTAGCCCCTCTAGCAGAAGGCATTGCCGCTGCTGTGCTTCCTAACAATTGAAGCGCATCTGTCGGGCTAGGGCCAATTTTGTTAAGTGAAACAATGCGGTTAGTTTCTCTGTTAATAGCAAAAAACTCACCCTCTGGAGATTGTACTACTCCAATATTAGGGTCTTGCTTCATTAGGATTTGACCAAATTCCCAAGGATCAAGCGCAGTTAATCCTGCCGCAGCCGTCGCAAATTCTCTTGTGCCACGACCAATACGCTCCATCATTCCTGCATCTTCAGGAAGTGGAGTCATAATAGACTTTACACCTGCCATAGATATTTCTGGGGCTTCTTGAAAAGCCTGTCTACGCTGCCTTGCTGTTTCTGAAACTCCTAATCTTTCCTCTGCTGCTGCGGCTGCTGCTCTTTGTCTAGCAGCTAAATCAACAGGCTCAGATGGCCCAACCATTTGATTAGAAGGAACATCAGAAGCACCAACAATAGAAGTCTCAGCTCGTTTTGCAATCCTAGCTTGTGCATTAGCTATGGCTTGCCTCTGCAACCTTGCGAGTTCGTTTTGATCTGCCATAGTAATTCTCTTAGTTAAATAATGCTTGTTCTTCTGGATTCATTGCACCCCAAACATCAGCAGTTATGCCTTGATCGACGGCTGATCTAGGAATATTTAATACTTCTGGAGAAGCTGGGTTGTATCTGTAATCAATCAAAGCTCTATTTGGGTCTAAATTGTTAGAAATAGCGATATTTTTGTATGTATCGTATGTTCTTCCAAATGTTTCAGCCTCGGTTTCATACAATCTTTGCGCCCGATCAACAAAATCATTTCTAATCTCGTCTGATAGTAATTCACCTGTCCTGACTTTATTGTATCTAGCAATTAATGATTCTGGGACAGAGCCAGCGTTTTGAGCTGTAGCAAATTCACCTTCACGAACAACAGAATTTGGATCTAGCATTTTCATATAAGCAAACAGCAAAGATATATCACCTGCACCAGAAGGGTCTTTTGCGGATGTTAAAACTTTACCTAATCCACCACTTATGATTGCAAAGTTTTTTACTGTATCAAGAGTATTAAATTCTTTTCTTAATCCAGACTCTCTCTCAAAAGTTTTATCTTCTTCTGGAGCTGCTTGGAATCCTAATATTGGCTCTGCCCTTGTCTCTCCAGTTAAAGGGTCTATGACGACACGCTGACCATCTACCACATCAGCAGCTTTAACTGTCTCAGTAGGCATGAACGGACGCAAGAAAGTCTCTAGCTCTTGCTTGGCTAGACCGATGTTGCCTGATTGAATCATAGCCCCAATACGCGCTGTGTCAGATGGGTCACCGCCTAGACGGTTAATCATCTGCACTCGGTCTTGGATCAAAGCCTCAGCGTTGTTTACATCGCCACGGTTAATAAAGTCGTAAACTTGCTTAGCGTCCTTGACCATAGCGCTTAGGCGCTTTTTTTCTTCCTCGGCTCGGCGTTCTTGTAGGTCTGCTAGGTATTCTTGACCTCTGCCTTGAACGCCTGCCCCGAACCCGCCAAGCATCTCGCCAAATTTTTGCAGCTTAGATTGTTGCTGTGGAGGAGATTGAAATAAAGTAGATTCAGCCATCTTAATTAACCTTTGAGTAGTCTACAGCCATATAGCCATCTGCACGTTGAACAATAGCTTCAGGTATTAGCTGCTGCACTTCTTGAGCTATCACACCGATAGTAGGATCGTTCTTAGCATCACTTGGCGCAGACTCTTTCCAATCCCAAGAATACAAACCAAGGCCACTTGGAAGTTGGCCTATTTTATTGAGATTTTCTTTCAATCTAAAATCTGACGCTCGAATCAGTGTTCCAATACCTGACGCTGCGTCTCCTATTCCACTAAGAATACCTTCCGTCTGCTGTATATTACCCACGCTAGTACCTAATCCAGTAACCTGACCAGCAGAGCCAGTAGAAATATTAGCTAACATCTGCGCTGTCTGCTGTGCTGCGTCTGCTTGGCTCATACCTGAATTAACAAGCAGTTGAGCAATTTGCTGAGCTTGTGTGCCGTAGACATTAGAGATGTTTCCACCCAATGCCGAAGCAATGTTAGCTGTATCACGGCTGACATTGGATATTTCACCAGCCATCAATTCACCTGCGCGTGAGCGGATATCAGCGAGATTCTGACCAGTGCCATAGCCCATCTCAGCAGCAGTCTGTCCACCAATAATACCCATATTAGCAAGCTGATTACCTACGTTCTGCATAGCTCCAAGCGCCTGTGTGCCTTGAGTCTGCTCTAGTCCTGCGAGTTGACCTGCACCACCTGCTGCGTATTGACCAGCGCCTTGTGCAGCTTGTAGACCTTGGCCTGTTAAGCCTCGGAGATTTTCAATCTGCTGCTGTAGCCCTTGTGAGGCTAGACCCTGACCAAAACGAGCAAGTTCTTTCTGGACGTTACCGCCGCCTAATCCACCAGTAGCAGCAGCGCCTGCGAGGTTAGCCCTCATGCCCTGCTCACGGAGGAACTGTATATAAGGAGACTCTTGGTAAGCCTGTTGGAAAGCCTCTTGTCCTCTAGCGCCTGTCAGAGCCTCTAATTGAGATTGAGCCGCTGCACCACCCTGCATATAAGGTTGGAAGCCTTCCTCAGCACGACCATAACCAGCAGTAATATCCTGACGGCCTTGACCTAATGCCCTACGAAGCTCTTGCAGACCCGATGCTACAGCTCCTGTAAGCCCTGTGGCTCCTGTTGCTAGACCTTCTTGCAATCCTGCTAGACCGCCTTGCAATCCACCTTGTAGCGCTGCTTCTGCGCCTATAACGCCGACCTGTGGCATATTGACCTGACCACCAATCACATTGGGGTCATTGTAACGAATATTCCCATCTTGAAGAGTGCCGCCAGTGTAACCTTGCTGACCACCCATAACATTTGTCAGGTCTTGGCCTACGCCTTGTTGAGCAGCGCGTATAGCGTTGATGTCTACATTCGCACCTAAGCCACCAGCCTGAGCATATTCAAGAGCAGACATACCCATTTGTCTGGCAAGAGCTTGATCTTCAGCGGTATTCATGCCGCTAAAGATATTAGTACCCGCACCAGTTGCTTTCATTCTAGTGCCGTCGCCTTCATCATAAGCATCGCGTATGATGCCCTGCCCAGCCAAAGCCTGATTAAGATTATTTTGCGTATAACCAAAATCCTTACCTAAGACACGGTTAATATCAGCTACAGGAATATTAAAGTAATCTGATACCTGCTGAGTAGAAATTCTTCCTGAACGAATCAGATTCTCAATAACTGCCGCCTCATCCATTGAGTAGTCATTGTCTACTGGGATGTTGGTTAGTTCTGTAGGCAATCCAGAAGCTGTTTGCTGCTGTTGTTGTCTTGCTTGTTGTGCAGCTTGTTGGGCTACCTCTTGCGCTGTTGGTTCTAGTGAAAGCCGTTGCGCTGCTGGAATTGGTTCTTGCTGTTGATTAGCTTGTTCTGCAGCTTGCTGTGTTGTTTGCCCACCCAAAAATGATACAGTGCCGTATTCACGATTAGGGTCTAGGTTTTGATACTGCGCCGCAGTAAGTCGTTGCCCAGTAGCAGGCTCAACAAACGTGCCAAATAACTCGGCATTCTGAGCAACATTTTGTGGGCCTACTCTTAGAATTTCATTGTAACGTGACTCAATTTGAGACTGAGGAACATCAAACATTTTCCCCATCTCGTCCAAACCAACACCACGCCCGATCAAGTAGTCAAACAATCGCTTGTCATCTTGACCTGTGCCAGTGTATCCAATCCGCTGCATTTCAGATTCAAGATCGGTAACACTTACTCCTCTGCCTTGTACTCTTGCTCTATTTGCAAGAATATCTCTTTGAGATTGACTCGCATTTTCATACTCGTTTCCTAAACCAAATACATAATCAGGCTTAGCAAGATTAGAGGTTTTGGCTCGGTAATTTTGTCTGACGTTAATTGTTGGCAAGGCCATGTTAATACCTCTAATTTATGCGTTGACCGTTTGCGAAATCTTCGCCGCCGTAACCACCGCCATATCCACCCATGTTGCCACCCATACCGCCAAGCATATTAGCTATACTTGCAGGATTAAATGCAGCAGCCTGTGGGTTGTATGCCGAGGCTTGTACAGCTTGAGGCTGACCCATGCTTGGTACGTTTTGGTACGCAGGAACGTCAATAGGCCCCACCTGAGACATCATCTGAGGCATATTAAAAGGAACGCCCATCAAAGCGTATTGATAGAAAGGCAATGAACCAGCTCGCATCCGATAGGCTTCTCCAGCGCCTGTCCTCAAAGCAGCTAATTGCTGAGGCACTGCTGCGGAGTAAATATCTAAGCCACGCTGATAACCTTGCTGTAAGGCTTGTACGGTAGGGTCATAAGCAGCAATAACGTCTTGACGACCTTGTGCTGTCTGCTGCTTGATATAATCTTCTGCGCTACGGCGATTCTCTGCGGCAACATCCATGCCGTAAGTGTCTGTTTTCCCGAATAGTGCGTCTTTTACACTGCTCATAATTCAAATTCCTGTTTGGCAATACCTAGATGCCATTGATCGTGTATTTTACCATTTTTTAAGTAACTTTTGCGGTTTAAGCCTTCTTCTTTCATCCCTGCCCTCATCGCAAATAACTTTACATTTCTGTAGATTACAGGGATTTGGCACACTACTTTTTGATATTTCGTATTGCCAAATATCCATTCCAACACTTGTTTTGCTGACTTGTAAGCTCTTTTGCCTCTAATCTCTGGCGGTATAATAGGATGTATCTGCAAGGTCACACCGTTATTAGGATGGACGTTATACAGTCCTACAAAGCCTTCCTCATCTGAGGATATTAGCCAACCTTCCGTTAGGTCTGGACTCCATGTCTCTGGGTTTATGCCGTCTTCAGCTACGGTCTTCCATAGCTCTGGCATAGTGGCGATTTGTTTAATTAACTCAGAGTCTTTAGTCTCTGAAATCACACAGCCACCCAACCCTGTGTCACATCGCCACCTATATCTGGTTGCATCTTCCTGTACTCTATTGATCCAGATGAGCCTGTTGAATCAATGTACAAACTATACTGACGAGCCTCTACTACACCCTCTGGTGACCCACTTCCTACTATCGGGATGCTCAAACTTGCGTCCTGAGTGAATTGTCTGAAGGGCTGCGCCATAGTCCCATCGGATTCTACGATAGGCTGTGCGACGTTGAGTCTTGGGCTTGTCACTTGTCTCCACCAATTATATTTGCCGTAAGTTGGATGATTACAGGTTTAACCGCATCCGTTAAAGTAAAACGGAATATCTCAAATCTAGCAGCCCTACCGTTCCTGCGCCAGATAGCTCGTCTGGTGTATTCACCAATCTTGCCTATTGATCTAGCAATAGGGCCGCTCCATGTCTTGCCGTCCTTGCTTCGCTCTAGGACTATCTGCGGGTCTGTTACCGCTTCATTACCTACACCTGACTCTACTGTAAGCTCTAGTGAAGGGAAGAAAACAGATTGCATATTGTTCTGGAAAGGCTGCGTAGCGACTCTGCGGATAATAGGGTTGCCGTACTCGGTGTAAACGTCAGGGTCTAATTCACCAATTCTTCCGTCTACAATATCGCCGCACAGAATCTTGTTGTACGCCTTGACCACAGAAGCAGCCCTGAAAGCTCCTAGAGTGCCTTCTATGAACGACTTACGCTCATGCCATCGTTGGCTAGTAGTATCGTAAACAAGCGTTGTAGAGGGCAGGGCAAAGCCTATAAAGTAAGCACCTTTACTAGCGTATGCCCAAGAATAAATATCCGACACTTGCGTATCTAAAAGTTTAGACAGCAATGAATCTATCGCAGTTGTAGATATTTTTACTGTAGAGTTGCCGTTCAACGCCCAGATAGCTGGCCCTTCATTCTCTCCACCACCTACCCACATAAACGTATCTTGTGCGTTTACGAGTGAGTATGGCGCGTAACATCCCTTTTGTAAGAAAAGACCTGTACGTTGGAAAGGAAAGTCAGCACCACCGATGTTCTGGAAAGCCTCAAAGGTCTGACCACCAGAGATAAATAGTTGGTTCTTGTAAACTACTGGAGCAACAATATCATCGGGGTCGGACTCGGCTGTACCGAAGTCTAGAGCGTTATAGCTCAAGCCGTCATTGATGGAGCTTACTATGAACTTCTTAGAATCAGTGGTAACTAAGAAGTAGCCATCTATGAACACTACGAACTGGGGGTTACCATTCGCAGTGAAGTCCGAATCCGTAATCTCGGCAAAGGTATCTGTAACGTGATTGTAGATATACCCTTTACCGTTAGGCACCAAGACCATTAACTGAGTGCCGTTATCAGCCATTGAGACTCGTGCAGTGCCTTCAATGTCACCGATAAACGTCAGCGTGTAGTTTTCTTCTAACCTGTATAACCTGTCGCCGTTTACAAAGTAAGGCTTGCCAGCCATCTCGTGTGCGCCACGGTTTATGTCATTAACGGTCTGCGCCTCAGCGACTTGAGTAAGTCCCTCAGTGCCGAATAGAGTCTCTTGAGACAAACCAGCACCCTGAACAATGTTCGGATACCAGTTAGTGCATTCCTGAGCAGAGATGGGTAGGGAGTCTGAAACATAAAACCCATTAGCTATTGGTAACTGAGTTACAGGCATTAGAGCGCCCCTATAATGGCATCCAATACAATGATGTTGTCAGTTGTTGATTCATTTCTGACGAATATCTCAACGTAGTCACCTTCGTCTAGCTCTAGGTTGGCATAAGTCGCTAGGCTGCGATACAGGCCGTTAGATGTAGTGGTAGTGGTCTTGGTTGAATTTACCACGGTGCCGTTGAGCGCGATATACATTGATACCGTGTGGTTCGTGCCGCTTGCTACAGTCAGGCTGACAATTGCGTTAATGATATGCCTAGCAGTGCTACCTGTATGCGTAATCTTGCCTGTAGTGTCTCCAGTGTATCCAGCCTCATCACCTACTATAAACGTCCCTGCAGCCTTTACAGGAGTTGCAGTGCTTGCAATAACTGTTTCAGTTGAGTTTCCGTGCATGGTTACATTGGCGTACTCAGCAACACCTACTTGTGCAATCGTGACATAGCTGTCAGTAGACGTAATGCCTATTCCGTTACCAGCAACCAAACTTGCAAACGTAGGGCTGTCTGCTGTGGTGTTTAGGAAGATAGGAGTTCCTGTCGCATCCTGTGTGAAGTTATGCGCCAGTATCACGCCATTCTCAGGAGAGACGTTAGCTGTAACGCCAGAACCATTCTCAAGGTTGCGGATATTATTAACCGTACCTTGAGTGTCTAGGATAGCTGCGCCAGTAACTGCGCCGTCTTGGACTATAGAGCCAGTAACCCCAAGATTAGAAACAAAGTTGTCGTAGCTGATCTTGTAGTTAGTACCATTCACTACATAATCTAAATAACCGCCAGCCTCAACCGTGGTCTTAGCAACGAAATCACTCTTTTTACGACCTTGCGCGCGTGTAGTCATTGGGTATTATTCTCCAGACCAATAGCCCCAGTAGTCTCAGCGAGTATCTCAGCTTCATAATCTGGGTAGAAATGTCCGTTAAGACCCCAAGACTCATCTTCGTTACCAGAGCCAAGAGGTAATGTAGAAGGTAGTGCTGAAGCGCGTATACGCTGACCAATGGTACGCATAGTCTGCAAGCCTTGACGAGCAGCTAGTACCAATCCCTCAGAGACAACGCCCCCGTAGTCAGGTGAGACTTCAATCGCCATGTTAGCAATAAGTCCACGCAATGCACCTGTCGGAATTGTGACAGTATCACCTAAATCTGACACTTCCGTATAACCCAAGCTAATGCCTTGTGCATCTAGCTGAGCCATGTAGTTGTTCATAGCAAAGATAAAGTCCTGATACTCATCTGGCTCTAGTGGAGCTTCAGATGCTTGTACCAAGATTCTTTGTAACGCCGCCTTAGCGACTTGTGCGACAGTAGCCATTATTCGTACTTTGCTCCGCTCTTAGACTTGCTAGACTTTTTTGTTTTCTTCTTAGCCTTTGCAGCAGCCTTCATGCCTTCTTTCGTGTACGGGTATTTCTTTCCGTTGACCATTGGCATAGTGTCACCTCACTCGTATGTTGCTTTCTTAGCAGTCTTTGCGGATTGCCGAAACGCTTTGTCTGTAGGTGCGCCTTTTGATCCTGCCTTACGCATTCTCTCAGGGGTTTTACCCTCAGCCTTCTGGCGCTTGATGCGCTTGCGCTTGGCGTGGATATTTGCGTACAGACCTTTATTCATACTTAGCCTTCATTGACTTAGCGCCTTTACAGCGCCATCGTTTGCGACTTAGATTGTTTGGCGTGTTTGGATCATTCTGCTTGTCTTTAGGTAAGCCCTTCTTAATACCTAATGACCTTGCACAATATGAGTCGCCCTTCTTAGTTCCAGCGCGTACTCGTGGGCCACCATCACTAGCTTTTCCAGCCTGCCCGTAGGAGACTTTCTTGCCCGATGAGGTGACTTTTACTTTAGCCTTGCCTTTTGCTGGTTTTGCCATATAAGCGAAAAGGGGGCCGAAGCCCCCTCCTCCATTCTAGCGTTATACGCCGAAGCCTTGACCTGCGAAGAGCGGGTTGAAGGTTGCGTATGCAGGCAGAAGGTCGAAACGAATCTTCTGCGTGTTAGCGTCACCGTCTGCGTACTTAGACACACGGATGCTGAATCCATCGCTAGTAGTAGCGATAGTGTCAGTGCTGTAGAGCTTAGGCAGCTTAACAGTACCAATGCCGAACGCCTGCTTCGTGTAGAAGAGGTTAGGCTGGTACAGAGTTGAAGCAGCACCAAGGATAGTTACAACGTCACCGCTAGTAGGAGCCACGCTTACGTTGTTGTACTGACCATTTGCTTCGTAGATAGCAGCACCTGAGACAGTAATAGTCGCAGCGTTACCAGCGATAGTAACGTCTTCGAGTACAGTACCTGTCCAAAGGACTTGGTTGCCAGCAGCATCAAGGATAGGCTCACGAGTTGCTACGTTCAGACGGTAAACGCCTGCGATAGTAACCATGTCGCCAGCTTTGATAGTACCAGTACCCAAGTTGTTCAGAGACAGAACCTGAGTCATAGTGTCCTTAGCTGTAACGTAAGTTGCATCAGGAGTAGAAGCCAAAGCGCCTGCACGGTCAGTAGTAGAACCTGAAGTGTAGCTAGACAGAGCGTTAGATGTAAGAGCCATCATGCCGCCGAAGTTGCTAGAGATTTGCGCTTTTTCCCACGCTGTACGAACAAGGCCATCAGCCGCATTCAGACCGTTCTGAGCTGAAGACAGCGCAGTAGTGGTGAATGGGTTCATGATGTAATACTTCTCGTCAGACATTGGAACACCGACTGAATCCATCAAAGCACCAGCACCTGCAACGTCACCCCAAGCATCAACAGCAGTGCCGTGAGTACCATACTTGAGTGAAGCGTTCTTGCGGATGTATGCGCCAAGATCAAGCTCCATGTCAGTCACAATGCGACGAGCCATAGGCTCA